ATAGGGTAGTATCCAACAAAATCACCAGCCGCAACAGCCACACCCACAATAAACCCATCACTACGCGCCCAGCCTGGACCTAGTTCTGTGATGTTTGGGTCACTTGTCTCAAGGTCTATGGCGATATAGTCGGTGTTACGCAGGTCAGGGAAGTGGTCAGGTGGAAACCAATCTTTCTCGATTGTGTCTAAATCCAGCCTGTTCAGGTAACTAATCTGACTGTTTTCTTTTGAGGTCATACGCCTCCCCTCCTAGTGCAGCATAGCCAGCAATATCGACCCATGAATCAAGATGCTCTGGTGAAAAGGTCAGGCGACTAAGTTTCAAGGCTATTATGCACTGGTAAACCTGCGCAACGGTAACGTCCTGACCAAGTATAGCAGACCACATAGAGGCGGCTCGTTCATGGGTTTCCCACGCATCACCGTACTCTTCTGCTCTGTCACGGCTAATTTTGCCATCAGCGTCTTTGAGTATCTGCTTTCTGTTCATCTAATATATCCTTTCAACAAAGCATTCAAATATTCGTCTGATTTTGTTTTGCCTTTGTTTCTCTCAAGACTTTCAAGTCTGTGCTTTTCTTGGGCTATTAATGAACCGTCATAACCAGACGGTAGCTTGTTTCCTGTGGTTCCTGGGTCGTGGCCTCTGTAAGGCTCATTGACATCCATCCAGTAGTTAAACAAAAAGTCGTCATCAAAGTCAGGGTCTACGATATCGTATTTTGATTTACAAGCCTCTAACCCTTCTGGGCTTTTACGATTAAGGACGTTAAGCCTGCGCCATGTGTTATATAGCTTTCTCATATCTCGTACCTATACTTACATTCATGATCCACGATATGAAGGTTCTCCTTTGCTCGTGTTATACCTGTGTAAAAGACACGATGCTCGTCATCCTGTTCAGGATTGTTGACGGCAGGAAAGCAGGACTCACTAAACAAGATTATGTTTTCGTCCTCACCGCCCTTCATGCGGTGTATTGTAGATAGTTTTATGCGTGGGGCTGTAAGAGATTCGCCTCGTAGCTTCAAGGCTGCAACATATCTTCTGTCTTCTTGAGACATGTTTACGATATCCTCCGCTGGTGTTTCTCTTCCAGCTATAAGTCCATGATTTTCAACAAGTATATTGTAATCGTAAAGCCCCTCTGGGTCTAGGGTAGACAAGGTTTTGCTTGACCCACGTTTGACCACGGCTTTGTCCCCTGTCTTGGGGACGTTGTCGTAAAGTTTCTCCAACGCCTTGTGGTTTACAACTTTGCCGTCTGCCAAGGCCATCCATATGTTCATAACCTCTAACATCTCTTCGTTGATGCTAAGTCTTTCATTCAGCCTGTATAGATATCCATCGTCCCGAAGCTGGTCTGCAACCTTCTTTATGATGTTGTTTGTTCGCCCCATGATAGTCCATGACCCTTGGTCAATGTCTATGTCGTACCAACTGTTGTGAAACTGGACATCGCCCACACGCTCCATAGGATTCCATGACTTTGGAAAGCGTGTATGTATCCTATCTACAATGCTGTTAGCCAGTGAGAACACAGCTTGAGGGACTCGATAACTTTGGCTAAGAACCGTCTTGTTGTCACAAGCGTTCATGAAGTCCTCAACCTCAACGCCGTTCCAGCGATGAACGCATTGGTCATCGTCCCCTGCATACCAGATACGGTCTGAGTTTTGTTTGATGATCTTAACCTGCTTCCACTGCAGCGGTGTCAAGTCCTGCGCTTCATCTACAATCAATACATCCAGCGTGGGTGCCGTGCCTTGCTCCACGAATAACTCAACCATGTCCGTAAAATCATATTTGTTCTTGTTGGCTTTGTATTGGCTGTACACCTCGTTGATAAAAACAAGTTCTTCCCAGTGCAGGTCATAGTCTCCACGGTCGCTATACTCTTGCTCCATAGAGATGCACCGCATTTTTGCCCTGGCGATAATTGACAGGTAGCGGTTGCCCTTCTGGTAGGATGTTGGGATTAAACCTTCGCCTAGCATCTCTGCCGTAGTGTTATCAAATCGAACTCCAAGATCCCATTCTAATGCTCGGAGGTCGGCTGGATCCACCACGTTCTTGGACTCCATGCCTAACCATGCAAAGCCTAATGCATGTAACGTTTTAAACCACGGCAGGTCATCCTCTAACAGATGGAACTTGCTCATGGCTCTTGTCTTCGCCTCTTTGATGGCCTTCTTGGAGAAGGATACAAAACCAATACGGTCAGGAGGAGTGCCGTTGTCCAGCTCTCTCTGCATAATTTTCATAAGCGTATGTGTCTTGCCGCACCCAGGGGGTCCGAAGATAAGTGTCTCAGTCGGCATCTGCCTTGTCCCGTGGTCTATTGGCTAACCACTCTTCAACCTCGGAACGCAGCCACCGCGTGGTGCTGTTCTGGTCTGCCTCTGGTCCTAGCACAATAGGCTGTGGAAAGTGTTTCTTATCGACCCAGCGATATATAGTTGACCTATCTACGTTCAACCAACTAGATAAGTCCCCCACCTTCAAATAGATTTCATCAGAATGGGATGTCATTTTCTGTCTCCTTCTTTGGAATATGAACTTCGTTTTCGTCAAACTCTGGGACAAACCAGACACGAAGGTTTTGCCACCTGCCTGTCTTATCGTCTTTGAGTTTGTAGTAAGTGTTACAATCGCTGCCGTTGTTGAGTATCTTCAGCCGCTCCTGTATCTGTGGTCTGTTAAGTTGCACAAAGTTTCTTGAACGCAGAAACTCCTGCAACCCCTTCATTGTAAAGAACGTTAAGTCGTTCTCTGTCCACGGCTTACCAAGCCGTAGTTCTTCTGGTGCTCTCGCACGAATCCTGCTTGTACAATATATCTCTAGCAGTTCTTCAAACTGCCCTGTTGTGGTCAACTCTTTCGGCACCTCGATGCTGGTAGCCGTTGACATCATATTATTAACAAGTTGTTGCCAGTCCCCTGGTTTCATGGTGGGTGGCATAAAATCAATCTGTTCCATGCATGCACGTTGGAACTGCAAAGGCATTTGAAGCTGTTCGGTAGACAACTCCAATCTCTGTCCGTTTACATCAATGAAGTATAAGCGCGGGTCTGATTTTAAGATTGTCAGTCCACCCATAGACGGAGCCGCAGCGGCACCACCAATACCGTGCTCCATTGTCCGACACTGATCACGGTTGCAATAACTGGACATTGGTTCTTCTTTGCACTTGTAGCCGTACTTGTCTTTCTCTATCGACCTCTGCAAAGTGACTACTTCATCGGCTGGCATGGGCGGCTTGCATATCTTCTGGTTCCATGTCTCCAGCTTCTTCTTCCAATCATCTGGATACTTTTTACGCAAGAAGATGCCTGTGTGAAACATGGCATTGTTACGCATGCCCTGCGGTATGCCCATCAGCACTAGGTTCTTGATACATGGAATCAGACCATCAAACTCATCGTTCTTGGTTTCAAACTTCAGGTTGTTTAAGTCATCAAGCGTTGTGCGCTTCTTGTCTATCAGCTTCAAGAAGTCTTCTAATTCTAATTCTTCGCCCTTGTCATCAAAGGCATAGCGCACAGTGTTCTCGCTATCAAAGTATGGCAGGTTAATAAAGTTACCAACATCGCCACGATCTGCGAGGATCTGATCTTGTTTTGGAAAGACTTCGCAGCCAGAGAACCCAAGCACTGCGGAGAACTCGGTCAGACAATCGCGCATGTCTACAGCCCTAATCCACTCTTTTGTGAACAGGTACAAGTGTGCGCCACCAGATTTGGAACGGCAAACTACAAACGGTATTTTGAGTTTCTTGCACTTCTTAGATATTTCGGCATGGTCAATCGGATACTTGTCTACGTCTAACACGCCAAACTTACACATGTTTTTGTCGTTGATAGGAATTGAACCAACACCTTTTGTACCTTGTAAATGTTGTGCAATTAACTCCTTTGTAAGCGGTTGTTTAACGATAATACTCTTGGCTTCTGTCTTACCGTTACGGCGTTGCTGCCCGATTGTAGTTTGACCGTGGGCGGCATTTGATCCCTCAAACGCCGCCGCGAAACGGTCAACAATGTTCATGTTTAGAACGGAATGTTATCGTCTTCAGCAGGTGTTTCTTCTGCCACAGGCTTGGCATCACCCTTCACAATAGACTGACGGAAGTTTTTTGCTTCCTCAAACAGACTCTTGTCTTGCACAAAGCCCACTTTTTCAACAGACCAGTTATACCAAGTGCCCATAGTATTGGACTCTTCAGTAGTAGACAGCTTCCACATCATCGCGAACAAAGCGGGTGTCCGCATGTTGCCCTCGCCATCCTTTATCTTCTGCATGGCAATCTGGGTCTTCCAACGGCGGCTGACCTTCAGTTGCGTAGACTTCATGTCGATAATCGCTGGTTGATGCATGCCGTCTTCGCCAACAATCATACAATAATGCTGGTCAGACTTAACAAGTTCGTTACCAT